ACGTTCAATTTCATTGGAGGATCCAATTGAAGAATTAGGTGTTCAATTAGTAAAACAAGCAGCTATTAAAACAGCAGATCATGCTGGTGATGGTACTACAACATCAACATTGTTAGCTCAAGAAATGGTTAAACAAGGTTTAACTCATTTAAATAATGGAGCTAATGCCGTTGAAATCAAACGTAGTATTGATAAAACAGTTAAACAAGTAGTTGATTTTATCCGCACAGATATTAAAGAAGATATTTCAAGCGAAGATCAATTAAAACAAATCGCAACAATCTCAGCAAACAATGATCCTGAAGTAGGTGAATTAATTGCTACTGCAATGCAAAAAGTAGGTCGCGAAGGTGTAGTGTTTATTGAAGAATCTAAAAACGGCGAAACATACCTTGAAACAGTAGAAGGTATGCAGTTTGACAGAGGTTACAAATCTCCATACTTTGTTACAGATAACAATAGTATGAGTACAACTATCAACGATGCATTGATTTTAATTGCTGATAAGAAATTTACCCAAGTAAAAGAATTATTACCAATTTTGGAAGCAGTATCCGCTCAAAATAAACCATTGGTTATTATAGCTGAAGATGTAGAAGGTGAAGCGCTTGCTACTCTAATCGTAAATAAAGCTCGTGGTATTTTGAAAGTAGTTGCTGTTAAAGCTCCTGATTTTGGAGATCGTCGTAAATTGTTACTTGAAGATATCGCTATTATGACTGGTGGTCAAGTATTTAGTACTGAAAAAGGTATGAAACTTGATAAATTTAGTTGGGATTGGTTTGGTGAAGCTCGAGTAGTTACAGCAGGTAAAGACACTACAACAATTGTTGATGGTAAAGGTGAGGCTGATAAAATTTCTGCTCGTATTGAAGAACTTCAAACACAGATTGAAAAATCAACTTCTCCATACGAAAAAGAAAAATTGCAAGAACGTTTAGCTAAGTTTATTGGTGGTGTAGCAATTGTACACGTAGGTGGATTTACTGAATCTGAAATGCGTGAGAAAAAAGATCGTGTTGATGATGCACTTCAAGCTACTAAAGCAGCACTAGAAGAAGGAATCGTACCAGGTGGTGGAGCTGTATTACTACATGCCCGTACTAGCATTGAAGTTAATGATATTGGTTCTCAAATCGTTTATAATGCTTGTGCTGCACCATTTAAGAAAATATTATCAAATGCTGGTTATGAACAAGAAGACATTTACAATGCTATCAACGCTGTAACAGGTGGTGATTATTGGGAAGGTTGGAATTTAAAAACTGAAGATTTTGCTGATATGAGAGATGCTGGTATTATTGATCCTGCTAAAGTAACTCGTACAGCACTTGAAAATGCAGCTTCAGTTGCCGGTACTATTTTATTAACAGAAGCCGTTGTAGTTGACAAGCCAGAAGAAAATAAAAATGATGATGGACTTGGAGGCATGATGGGAATGATGTAAATTTAAACATATGCGAGACGCAGTAGACCTTCTAGGAAAAAAAGTTGCAATAGAAGAAAAAACATATACTATTGATAGTATTAATTTTCTTCCTCACCCCGTACAACCCTTAAACCATATTTGGTTTGGGTTAAAAAGTGAAAATGCTGTAGTAAATTACCCCTATGAAAGTCTACTGCCTTATCTCCAAGACCAAATTAAGTTATGAATAAATTAAGTTATGAAAAAGGAAATAGAAAAAAATATTCTCATTGCTGAGAGAGTACCACCTGGAGATCAATGGAATGTAGTTGGAGTAAATGAAGTCCAAACTTCACTTACAGATGCTTTAAATGCTTATTATATGAATGCTAAGGTAAAACCTGAAGCATTTAGACTTGAACCCTTAAAAGGAATGTTGTATATTATCACAACGGAGGAAGTAGAAGTACTACAACCGAAGCAAAAAACATTTAATTTATACGGGGAATAATGAGTAGAAAAGAACATACACTATGGGTTGAAAAATATAGAAGTCAAACACTGGAAGACTATGTAGGGAATGAAACCATTAAAAAAACAATTCAACAATATCTAAACCAAAACGATATTCAGAATTTTATATTTTATGGTCCTGCTGGAACCGGTAAAACTACTCTTGCTAAACTTATTGTCAATAATCTTGATTGTGATTATATCTACATTAATGCTTCCGATGAGCGTGGTATTGAAACTATTAGAGATAAAGTACAAGGTTTCGCATCAGTTGCTTCTTTCAAACCGCTTAAAGTTATCATCTTAGATGAGAGTGATTTCCTTACTATACAAGCACAAGCATCACTTCGAAATATAATTGAAACATTTTCACGTACTACAAGATTTATTTTGACTTGTAATTATGTTGAACGTATTATTGATCCCCTCCAATCACGTTGCCAGGTACTTAAAATTGTACCACCTTCAAAACAAGAGATTGCTTACCATGTTGTAGACATCCTTAAACAAGAGAATGTTGGAATGGGAGCCGATGATTTAAAATCAGTAATTAATCAATTTTATCCTGACATTCGTAAAATGTTAAATACATTGCAAATGAGTGTTGACGGGGATGAAATTAAATTAGATAAATCATTACTTGTTTCCAGTAGTTATATGTCTCAAGTTGTAAAAGAACTACAACAAAAATCCCCAAATTGGAGAAATATCAGACAAATTATTGCTGATGCTAATGTAAGTGATTTCGAGGAATTATATAGATACTTATATGATAACTCAAGTGCTTATGCTTCCGGTAATGAAGGAATGGTTTCAATTTATATTAACGAATACACTTACCAATCCAACTTCAGAATCGATAAAGAAATTAATTGTATGGCTTTAATTAGTCGTTTGATTGAATGTTCAAAACCACAAGTACTATGAAACATTTCGTAAAATATACGTTATCATGGGTTTCAAATAACCTTGCGATACCATTTTGGACAATAGGTCATATTCATTTAATGACAAATATATACGCGGATATACATGAAGTAATAATGTCGTTAGGAATGAATTTAATTGTAGCAGCTGGATTTATCCAAGATTTTATAGAATATAAAAAAACAAAAACACAATAGTTATGAATCAAAAACCACAAATGAATGTCAATATTGACATTAAAAACACAAAAGCAATTACCTCACCTGAGGGTAATCAAGTATTCTCAGAAGGAGTTATTTTACGTAAAGTATCTCGTTTTGTAACAGGCACAGCTGAAGATGGAGTCATCCCAGTTCCAGTATTTTATGATGTAGTAACAGGTAAAGTATTGGTAGAATTGTTGCCTAAAGAACTAAGAGATGAGTTCAGCGATGACAATATTTGATTGGTTAAATCAGATTACTTACGATAAAAAACCTTGGGAAGATTTTACAGAAAATCAACAAGAATCGTTCAATTCTTACATGATTCATAGATTTTTAAGTATGTATGAGGGATATATTGATATCACAAATGTCGTTCAAACATTCCCTTATACTGAAAAGAAACAAATATATAACACATATAAATCTATGATTCCTAAGAAAAAAATGTTCCTGAAGTATGTCAAATCAACCAAGAAAAAAACATCAGAAGCTGTACTTGAACACATTGCTGACTTTTATTCAATTTCTCTTGGAGAAGCAGAAGAGTATACGTATATTATCCGAAAAGAAGGCGTATACCATTTGTTAGAACGAAGAGGTGTCAATGAAAAGGAAATTAAAAAGTTATTAAAAGAATTAGTTATATGACAAAAAACGCAGATATTTGGGGATTAACACGTGCCCCACAAATGTACCCAGATTCTGATCCTACAGGAGCTAACAAAGCAATTGCTGATTTTGAAAAAGAATACCCATCATTAGCTGAAGCTTGGAAGGAAACCCAACAACAACAATATGAGTTGTTTGCTCGTAAAATGATGGATTATGGTCTTGGAAATATTGCTTTAGGGTCTACACTTGAGGACTCAGATGATATACAACTTTCATTGACTGGTGTTTGGTTGCGTTGTAACGACAAGATAAATCGCTTGAAAAACATGTTAAAACGCAAAGGTCGTAATTATGTTCAAGACGAACCAATGATTGATAGTTTTATTGATATTGCTAACTATGGTATTATTGCTATGTTAGTAATGAAAGGTAAATGGAAAAAATAAATATCATGAAGGATTTTAAATGGGATAATTCTCCGGAATGGTTTAAAGATGTAGTTGAAGAAGAAATTTTTCAAAATAAAATCTACGAAAAACTATTTACAGTTGAAGAAGGAGACGTTGTTTTAGACGTGGGTGCTAGTGTAGGACCATTTGCTTATTCAATTATCCCAAATAATCCTAAACATGTTATTTGTATTGAACCTGGAGTAAAACAATTTCATACATTAGTAGAAAATACTCAACACGGGAAAGTTACATGTTTAAATAAATCTATTACTTACACTGATGATATAATTCATTCCAATACTATATATGGTGATGAAGATATATTTGTTGAAAGTTATGGAATATCTTTCCAAACATTAATTAATCAGTACAATTTAGATCGTATTGATTTCCTCAAAACAGATTGTGAAGGAGGAGAATATGCTATATTTACTCCTGAAAATTTAGTTTGGATAAAACAAAATGTTAAAAAAATAGTAGGTGAGTGGCACTTAGGTAATCCTGAATTAAATCAAAAGTTTAGAGAATTTAGAGATACATACTTAAGAATATTTACAAACTACCAATGCTTTTCAGTTGATGGGCATTCAATTAATTGGGATTTATGGAATGAACATTTCCTTGAATACTACCAACACGTAATAATTTATATTGATAATAGATAAAATATGCCATTTAGCTCCCCAGATTTAAAAGAAGCAATATTCCAACATATTCGAACAGTTGCTTATAACCATCTACCTAAATTTCATAAAATCCTAGACGTTGGTCCTGGATGTGGAACATATGGTATGAATCTATCTGATTTAAACTTAGATGCTATTGAAATACATGAACCATATATTGAACAATATGATATTAGAAAATACTATAAAAATGTATTTGTAGGTGATATTTTATCCTTTAATTATGATGATTATGATTATATTATTATTGGAGATGTTTTAGAACATATTCCTGCTGAAGCAGCTCAAGAATTAATTAAAGATATTACTTCAAAAGGTATTAAATGTTTAGTAGCAGTTCCATTCTTATGTCCCCAAGATGCAGTAGATGGAGTTGAATCAGAAATACATCACCAAGAGGATTTAACTCCTCGAATTATGAGAATTAGATACCCAGAATTAGAATTGTTTTTAACAAATAATTTTATAGATGGTTATGCTTATTACACAAATTACCTTAAATGGGTTAAATAAAAGTTTTGGCTAAAAAGAAAAAAATACCACAGGTTTTAAAACAAATAAAGAATCAACCACTACGAGAAATAAATCACGCTTTCCAAAAATCAATTTCTTATAGTCAATTTTCAGTATTTGCTTCATGTCCACGCAAGTGGAGTTTACAGTATAGAGACGGTAAATACACGTCTGAATCATCGATCCACATGACCTTTGGGACTGCGTTGCATGAAACTTTACAGCATTATATAACAACTATATATGAAATAAGTGGTGCAGCGGCTGATCGAATTGATTTAGAAGAATATTTTGAAGACCGCTTTAGAGAAACATATTTAAAAGATTATAAATCTAATAAAAGTGTTCACTTTAGTACTCCTGAAGAAATGAATGAATTCTTCAATGATGGACTTGAAATAATTAAATTTGTAAAGAAAAAACGAGGTGGTTATTTTGGTAAAAAAGGATGGCACTTAGTAGGTTGTGAGTTACCTTTGATTGTACAACCAAATCCTCAGTATAATAATATTTTATATAAAGGTTACTTAGATGTAGTTTTATACCATGAAGCTACTAATAAATTTAAAATCTTAGATATTAAAACATCTACTAGAGGTTGGGATGATAAAACTAAAAAGGATGAATTAAAACAATTCCAACTTATTTTATACAAAAAATATTTTGCCCAACAATTTAATATTCCAATTGATGATATTGATGTTGAATTTTTTATTGTAAAACGTAAAATTTGGGAACAATCCGATTTTCCAATATCAAGAATCCAAGAATTTAAACCAGCATCTGGAAAAGTTAAATTAAATAAAGCATATAATGCTATTAATGAGTTTATAGGAGAAGCATTTAAGGCTGATGGTACCCATAATACTACAAACCATCAACCAAACCCATCAGCTCATAATTGTCGTTTTTGTCCTTTTAAAGATAATAAAGAACTATGTGATAAAGGATTAACTTAGAAGAATCCTAATATATTTATATACGACAATTAAAAATAAAATTTATGAGTAAAAAAGACATGACACTAACTTCGGTTAAAGTCCAAGCAGAGTTGTTTGATAATTTTAAAATTGCTTGTGTAAAATACAAATTTTCACTACAAAAGCTTGCCGACCGTACAATCCATTTGTATCTTACCGATGAAGACTTTAGAAAAAAAGTACACAACCACAACAATTTAGAAATTAACAACTAAGAATTAAATTAAAAACAAGTTATATGAACAAAAGTTTTGCTTACCTGCCCCCAGAGCAGAGGAAAAAAATCTTATTGATTTGCGATGACATCCGAGTACATTCAGGAGTAGCAACAGTAGGTAGAGAGGTAGTACTTAATACCGCTCAACATTTTAATTGGGTTAACATTGCTGGATCTATTCAACATCCTGAACAAGGTAAACGTTTAGATTTATCTCAATCAACAAATGAGACTACTGGACTAACAGATTCTTCTGTTATTGCATATCCAACTAATGATTATGGTGGACCTGATTTATTACGTCAAATCATCAAAATTGAAAAACCGGATGCTATAATGTTAATTACAGATCCACGTTATTTTATTTGGTTATTTGCTATGGAAAACGAAATCCGTAAAGACATTCCAATTACCTATTTGAATATTTGGGATGACTATCCAGCTCCATTGTATAATAGACCATATTATGAAGCTTGTGATTTATTGATGGGTATTAGTAAACAAACCGTTAACATTAATAATATTGTTTTAGGAGATAAAGCAAAAAATAAAGTAATTCGTTATGTACCTCACGGTTTGAATGAACAATTATTTTATCCAATTGATTCAACTCATGAAAAATGGGATCAACTACAACAATTTAAAAAGAATTATTTCCAAGGTAAAGAATATGAATTTGCATTGTTCTTTAATTCAAGAAATATTCGCCGCAAACAGATTCCTGATACAATGTTAGCTTATAAATATTTTACTGATCAACTTCCTATTGAACAAGCTAAAAAATGTGTATTAGTACTTCATACTGAATTAGTAAGTGATCACGGAACTGATCTCCCAGCAGTACAAGAACTTTTATTAAATGGTGAACAATATAATGTTGTTTATACTAATAAAATATTAGGTGCTGAAGAAATGAATCTATTGTATAATAGTACAGATGCTCAAAT